ACAAACTCTCCTACATCCTCTCTCTCCGATACGGAGTAAACAAACTTACGAGCTACAGGAAGTCTCCTTACATTCTCCTCTGTAAATCCCTCGACAAGCAATCCCTTTGGATCGCCAGTGACTGTACCTACTGCCAAGTCACCCACATTATTTACAAATCTTCCCAAACCACCAATCGTATATTCAAACCAGAAGTCTATCAATGCAGGGTTAACATCAACAACGCCTGACACTCCCTTGGTTCCTCCTGTTAATTCGTTTGCCTTCTCTGCTATAAACTTGGCTGTATTTGTTGTGCTGTTCCAATACAACTGGCTATCAGGCTTTCCTATACCAAACTGTGATGGCTCCTTGTATATAGGTCTTCCTGCATAGTCAAAGTTCTGTGCCACACTAATAAACGGATCGGCAACAGTGGGAGCAACAAAGTTTAAGAAACTCTCTGTACCACCAAGAGGATTTATAATCTCATACAATGTTCCTTCCATACTATTGGCTGCCTCCCCTGCTGTGTATGCACCTCTACTCCATCTACTTAAGGATCGACCTGTGTTAAACGCCATATTAAATCCATATGGAAATGGTATGGTGATGAATGATCTATCTGTAACACCAACTAAGTCAGGTAATACCAAGTTATGCTCAAGAGTATAGTCAGGTATCTTATCGTATATCAGGTTACCATCTTCATCCTCTTCACCAAACAAAGCTGCCAACTGGTCTTGCATCAAGCCATAGGCTATAAGACCTGCCCACATGGCTCTCACCTTCCTTGACTTTGTGGCTGCCTGTAGGGCTGCAAATGTACCCTGTATAGAGGCGTTGTAAAAAAGATACATAGAGTTTAGGATACGACCATACTCACCTGTCTTGGCAAAGTTTACTGTTACGTTTCTGGCTGCTTGAGCTGCTCGTGCATCAGAGAAACCTTTCTCTACAAGTGTTTTAAATGTAGCTACACGCATGGCGTTTTCAGCCACGATGTTTGTATTCTCAAGCAGTGACCCTAGTTTCTTTGCACCCTTACCGACAAAGCTATCTCTTATGGGTCTTTTGGCTACGTTACCCATGATATTATTTATATCTCTTACCTGATCAGCCAGTGTTGTCACAGTGTTTAAAACATTCTGACCACCTGCATTTAGAAATCTTTCGTACATCTTGGCTTCATCAGAATCTCTATCATTACTAAAGACATACCTTCTTATGCCTCTCATGGATGACGGAACATTCTTAAGCATATCACGCTGTACGTTTGGCAAGTCATACTGAGCTATGTTTATAGACGCTGTAATAAGGTCACGAGAGAAGTTAGGCACAATAAAGGCAGGGTTGTAACTAGTGTTAACGGAGGCTAGGAACCTGTTTACCCTTGCTAAGAAACGTATACCACTCATACCGTGTGATGGTGATACCAAGCTGTCACCTCTCATAGCTGAGGCTATTCGTGGATCAGTAAACTCTATAGCCACTTCCTGTATTTCTTTTTCATTCTCTGGGTTACGCCTTTTAACTATGAGTACATTTGGGTCTTGGGCTATTTCCTGTGGTGTTATCGCTCTCTGACTAATGACACCTGTTCGAGTATCGACAACTTTCTTTCTAGGCGTTACCTGTATGACACTGCCAAAGTCTGTTCTGGCTAGGTCAGCCTCTGTGGTTGTGACAATGTTTGGATCGTTTGTTTCCAAAAGATTAAGCATAGATAAGCCAACCTTGTTTCTTTCGGCTCGTAGAATAGCTGTAGTGTTTTGCTGAAATAGGTTGCCCATAATATCAGTGGCATACTTACTTCTACCTGTTACACGCCTATCCTCTCTAAGACCTTTTATTTGTTTATTAACTTGAACTGGTCTGTTGGACAGTTCGGCTGTCTCGTCATCAGGGTCAAGAGAACCCTTGAGAGGTACATAGGACTTCCAAGGTGCATCGTCTGCATCAAATATAGGTGACAACTGACCATCTTGTCTTACTCTATTAGTGTCAGCTACTACTTGCCTTACCTGACCATTTATAACCTCAACCTGTGTTTTATTGGCGTATGTGTCAAACCAGTTAATTATGGCATCAGCTTCTGCATCTGTCATACCAGAGCCAACTTCATTGGGAACCATGTTCCCAGTGTCCTCTGATGTTTTCTCTAATATGTATTCGTTTCTTTCTTTAGCGTGTTGTGCATATAGATATGCCTCAAACAAAGCCACCTTCTTGTCTTTACCTGCCTTTATTTGCTCGTCAACAAAACTGGATCGCAAGGGATTGTTTGCCTTAGATGCACTTATAAGACCATCTATATCACTGTCTGTGACTATAAGACGTTTAATACCCTGTACAATATCGTTGTATATACCATCCTGTCTGGTTGTAATTTCTTTACCAGTGATACCATAGAATAGCTCGTCCTGTAGATACGGATCAAAGGCATCCCTTAGCTTAAGACCTTTCTTTTTTAATTCATCAAGCATGATAGCCACAGGGATCATTTTGTCTTGGAACTTAGATATAAAACTCGTGGCTAATTTCTTGGCTTTTTCTTGGGATACAAACCCTAGTGTTCCACCACGAATCACCTTCTCTATTGCCTGTAGAGAATTAGTGTATGTTGTGGCCTGTAGTCTCTGATCTAACTCACCAAACGTACCCTCTGCTCCAAATAGGCTCTGAGAGCCTGTAGGAGCCACACTGAGCCGCCTTACGCTCCTTCTGGCGGGTGATTGTAGGTTAAGCTGTTGAAGGGATGCAAAGGGGCTATCTTGGCTTGGCCTTCTTGATCTGTTTCTATCTGTCTGAAAAGTTAGCCTTGGCTTTCTTTGCTCTCTTGTTGGATATATGGTTCTAACAGTGTAAGCCTTGGTGCTTGGTTGAAACATTAAAGACAGTATTATAGGAGGGTAACCCTTTGGTCTGTTAGATTCCCATGTTATCTGTATACTTCTACCAGTGTCGGCTTTGACTTCTATTCCCTGATATCCTGCATTGCCATACTCTTGCTGAATCATTTTGTTCATCATGGTGTATATGACTCGATCAGGCTCCTGACCTGTGGCATCTCTTATTTCTTTGTCGTGTCCTCTTGTTACAATGTGCCATGCACCATAACCACCCTCTCGACCATCCTTGAGGACAACGTGGTTACCATCTGTGTATGTTACAGGTAAAACGTCACCACCACGTTCCCTTATATAGCCATAGGCGTACCTCAGTGCCGACTCACTAAGCTGTCGCTTATAATCAATAGGAACATTTTCAAAGTTTATGGGTATCTCACGCAGTGCGTTTGGATTAGATGGCTTAGTTGCTAAACGAGAATACTTAACATTTGGCGTTACGACTTGTTCATCAAGTCTGTTTACAGCCTCTGATAGTTTGTCTAGGTCTTCCTGTGGTGCTACATCAAAGAGAGTAGGATTTACTTCTCCTGCTGTGGCTCTTCTTGATTGTTTTGATCGTCCGTCACGTTGAAGCCTTGTTTTTTCAAAGCGTTTTCTAGCTTGTTCAAGGTCTCTTCCAAGTCGCTCTGAGAGTTCACTCCGATAAGTTCCGTCTTGTTTGAGTTGTTCAATTCCATCTTGCGTCCTTACTTCTTCAAATGTATTTAAATCAAAGAATGCTATTTGATCTGCTGACTCTGCTATGTATAAAGCCTCTTCCTTATTATCAACTATGATCACATTGTCAAGGTAATACTTGCTGTCATCACTGTTGAACCACCCTCCCATAAATACTTCTCTGTCTAATGATGAGGCTAAATCTCTAGCGTTTTGTATGTATTCTTTTAAGACACTTCTAGGTATATCTTTGTCTACAATTATCTCAGCACTCTTAACAGGTGCTACAACAAATCCACCAGACGCAGGCTCATAAGTATCAGAAGTAATAGTAAATCCATCAGGGTTTTCCCTGATAAAATTAGATAACTTTCTTACTGATCTCTTTGCTGTTCCTGTGGTTGTGGGGAGAGCTTCTTGTCCTGCTGTTCTTTCTCGAAATCCTTCGAGTTGCGTAGCTCCTCGTTGAGCCTGAGTTTCAGCATCATCGCCTCGCTGAAATCTTTGTCCTTCTGGTAAGAGGTCATTTAGTGTTTCTATCCCTTCGCTAAAAGATTGGGGTCTTGATGGAACACCCAACTCTGTATATAAGTTTTGCTCTTTGTACCAGAGTATAGCCTGTAAGTCCTGAGTTGACAAATTAAATTTAGCCAGTCGAGGATCACCCTGTAGTTCAGCCATGAAGTCATCCATGTTTTGTCTGTCTACAATACCTTTAGGTTGACCAAACTCTTTTCCTTTTTCTTTACCATCTAAATGACGGCCTTTGGTATCAAATGTTCCCTCAAGTCTTCTTATAGTTCGAGTGAACCAAACATCTTTTGTGGACACATCGTAGCCATTTATATTAAGAGAAAAGTTCCCTGTCTTGTCTCCTATAATCTTTGCACCCAAGTGCATACTATTTAAACCACCACCAAGACCACCAGGTGACCCACCAAGACCTGATTCTTTTCTTAGGTCTGTTAACTCTCTAAGTGTGTGTTGGGAAAGCCAGAACTCAGCAAATCCTTTTTCACCGTACTTATCCAGTAAAGTATTCAAAAGGTTTAGACCCTTTCCTATGCTTGGCCCTCGTACACCAAATCCTGCGTTAGGTACATTCTCTACTGTTGTGCCTTTTGGAGGTGGTGTTGTGTCAAACTTACCTGTTCTTAGTCTACGCAATAGTTGTGCTGTAGCTACCTTAGCGTTCTGGGGAACAGGATTACCATTTGAAGTCACACCTGCAATAGCTGACCAAATAACTCTACGGTTTTCATTGCTCCTTAGACTTTCCAAGTCTGGTATCTGAGATAACATCTCAAATGTTTTTACAACATCCTCATCGTACCAACCCTTACCTGATACATCTCTCTTCAACATATCAAGTATCTCTGGAACGGCAGTATTTATAGCTATGGCTCTATCTTCAGAGTTGGCAAAGTCTAATCGTCTACCATATGTTTTCATGTGAAAATCTTGCAGATAATTCTGTAAGTCTGGAACCGTAATCTTACCACCAACCTTATTGGCTCTTATCTCTTCCTTTGCTGTAACAGGGTTAAGTGTTGTGGTTAGACTTCTTCTTGATTGCTTACCTTGTTCAGCTTTAGGTGATACTTTTGTATCTAAATACTCACGATCATCAGTTCTCGCTCTCTCACCTATATCTCCTGTCCTAATGCCCTCAAATATATCGTCAACATTTTGGAAACCGTTTTCCTCGTGGGCATTGAATATGGACTTGAAGAAGTCAATAAACCTTTGCATTAGTGTCTTTGGACGGCCTACCAGTTTAAACTTACCATCCATAGCGTCACGGAACATCTCAGCTATGGCCTCCTCTTGTAAGCCCTCTTGGTCAAGATTTGGATATAAACTCTTGGCTCTATCGAAGTATGTATACTTTCTTTCTATAAGTTTCTTTCCATCTTTCATGACGTATTTTCTCGTCATGGCTGCTTTGACTAAGGATTTGTATTCATCATTTGTAAACAAACCAAGGCTCTTTACAGCGTGTATAACCTCGTGATTTAAAACACCCTGAAGTCTTTGCTCAAACTCTGTGTTAGACAGGTTCCTGTCATAGAGGCTCATGGCTAGACTGATTATACGTCTGCCATCCGAATCATTAAACTCACCTTCTACAATGAAGTCTTTTTTAGATAAGTCTTTTCCTTGAGTGCCAATAACATTTTCAGCAACAAGCTTAACATCAGCTAATCCTAGTTTGCCCATATACTTTCTTAAGGATTTTAGTACGTCATCTCTCTTGTTGATATACTGTGCTTTTTCCTTGTCTTTATCAGCCTGACGAAACTCAGCAGCCTTCTCAGCAGGTATGAGAGCATTGTTGACCTTTTGCTGTACAGGATTAATCTCTGTCGCTGTTTTTCTTCTTAGATTTAAGGTAGGATTAGACTCTCTTATTTCTTTTTGAAGCCTAGATATGGTTGAGTTTAATCTTCTGATCTCACCATTTACATCATCTAGCTTTCTTTGCTTGTCACTCCTAGCAAGAATAGCCTGAATACTGTTGTCTACTGGCCCTGAAAACGCTTCTTCACGCTCTTCTTGTATCTTGGGCTTTCTCTCTTTTGCATTCTCCAGTAGCTTTCTGGCGTTCTCTATTTCCTTGTTTCTTTTGTCATTAATAGTTTCTTCATTAATAACATATATTCTGTCGTTTCCTTTTGATTCAGGCTTGGCAAGACTTATATATCCATCCAGAACCATCTGGTCAGTAATTCTCTTCGCTGTCGTGTTCGTAACATCGCCACCCTGATCTGCCTGTTTGCCTGAAACAAGTATCTTCTTAACCCTATCAACTATGTTCTCCCTTGTTAGTCCTTTCGTATCAACACTCTTTTTCTTAAAATAATTAACAACAGTATTGTACTGACTTTCCTCGAACCTCTTAGGAACATTCATAGTGTTGATTTCGTTGGCTACCTCTGCCGTTAACCCTCGTCTTGTTCGAGGCTCTAAGAATCTTTTTATTTCCTGTAGGTCAGTAATAGGATTATCAACTTCTATATCTGCCTTTCGCCTCTCCTCAAGAAGTATATTTCTATACTCTGGCCTTAAATCAAATACCTTTATTTCACCAGTTTCTCTTCTTAAAGCCTGATCTTCAGATGGATCAGTAGGTGATGTAAGTATGGTTGCCTCTTCAATAGACCTATCCACAGGCAATACACCATCAAAGCCCTCTTCTAGATTTTTCTCTGCGTTCCTTTGTAATTCTTTAGCCTCTGCCGTTTGTAAGGCATTGTCTATTTCAAGCTGTCTTTTGGCTAGGGCAGCCTCTTTCTTCTCTATGTTTTCCTTAGTGTCTCCTGTGACGGCACTTGTAGTAGCTCTCACAGTACCACCAACTAGACCTGACGCTATGGCTACGTCTACATACTCTTTCATAGCCTCGTCATCGTCTATGGGAAGACCTGCTTGAAACCTTTCTATAACCTGTTGACCAAGTTCTGTAGGCACTTCTACAGCAGCACCTGCACCTGCCCCTTTGGCTGCACGACTAAATAAACCACCTACATTTGGCGATATAGCTGACTTACTAAATCCTAAACCAAAAGGCTTTAGTGCTATGAGAAACTTATCCACTAACGTGTCAAGGGCTGCGGCAGGTATAGCGTATAGGGCTGCCGTTCCCTCGTCTAGCTCTGTTCTTATACCCTGTTCAACAGCCTCCTTTTGTCTTTCTCTGTGTGAGCCATAGAAAAAAGGTAGATTAGCTGCCAATGCACCCACTACAAATCCTACACCTGGTATAGGTATAGCAGCCTGACCAATCAAGCCTGCACCTATGGATGTGCCTAGCTGTGGCAAGTTTTGACCTAGTGTTTCACCGTAGAAACTAAAAGAATCACCTACATAAGAGCCATCTTTTCCTATGTCTTCTCGCCTTGTAAAATCTTGTTGCTTTTCAGCTATTTGCTGTTCATTTGTTTCTACAACAGACGCACCATAGTCTCTAAGACCTTCTATACCAGTGACTTTACCAATACCCTCTAAGGCACTACCGTACATTTGCTGTAATACATCTATACCTACACTAGCACCACGACCTAATGCAGTGCCTGACTTATCATCAGTTGGCTCCACAGGTTCTTGATCTACTACCTGTCTTTGTTCTTCTATGAATTGCTGTATCTGCCTCTGTTCATCTTCAGTAGGAGAATCACCTGCTATCTTAATAGTGTATGGTTTAGCCGTTTGTGGGTCTTGGACAACTACAAAGCCCATACGATTAACCTGTAGCTGTAGTGGCTGTTAAGTCTTTATCTATGACTGTTGGGCCTACAGGTAAACCTAGTTGCAATCTTCTTTTTTGTGTCTCTAGATCAAATATTGATCTTTTAACTTTTGGGTCTTCTGGATCGTATTTACCTAACTCATAAAGATCATTTAACTCTTTGTTTATATTTAGAATAGCAGTGGTTCTTTCTTTTTCCGTCATGCCAGTTGAACCTTTTTTCTTAAGTGCCTCTATTTGCTTTTGAGCAACAAGACCCTTAACACCAAGTTCAGCCTGACTTTTAGCAATGCTTGCCTGTGTGGATAGATAACCAAGCATATCTTTATCATAATCTTTTTTACCTTGTCTAAAACTCTTAAGACCTTTTAATCCACCCTCTCCTAATGCACCTGCTAACGTAGGACTTTGAGAGGCTAACATACCAAGACCAACCTCAGCCAAAGCAAACCACTTCTCTGATTCTCTACCTTTTTCTCTTTTTTCTTTGAGATCAGCTATCTGTGCCGATAACTCAGATAAAGCACCACTAGCCTTACCAAAGCCACCTAATATTCTATCTTCCTCTTTCTTTTTTTCTTCTTCTATTTTTCTTTTTTCTTCGTCTTGCTTTGATGATTCATTGGCTCTTTTCATACTTTCTTCGTATATCATCTGCTCTTGTCTTTTTCTGAAGTCTCTCGCATCAGGTGATTTAAGATTGTCTTTTGCTTTTAATTGATCAGATATCATTTTATTAAACGCATCAACATCCTTAGAAGGTTGACCAACATACTGAGCAAGAGTTGCAGCATCATCAAAACTTTTGCCATCAACTAAAGGCTCAAAAAGAAAATCACGAGTAGCACCTGTGGCTTTCTCTAAACCTCCCATGACATTTTTACTAAGACTTTCTACAGCACCTAAAGGATACTGACCAAAATACTTACCAAAGCGTGTTTTTGGTTTAAACCCATAATAAGTATTAGGCGCATCAAGATCAACAGTTCCCGCTGGTCTTTCATATTTTAGTGCCTCTAGCTCATCATCGGTTTCTTGATATATGCTTTGATCATAGTCAGTTTCTGTCGTAGTTTTTGGAACAAAGCTCTTTAAACGCTCTAACTCAAGTTGAGAATCTTCATCTGTGGCATCAGGCCCAATACCTGCACCTATAGGAAATGATGACAAAGCTCCTGTCCTATATCCCATGCTATCGCTTTCCTCTAAAGTCTTTCTAGCCACATCTCTGGCTAGTTCATCATCAAGACCAAGCTGTGTTTTAGCATAGTTATATATCGTGGCAAAAGACGGTGTTCCTTGTGCAAACAAACCACTTTGAGCCTTGATAGGGCCACCATCCTTCATGGCAAATGGTATAGCAGACGTAGTTCTAATTGTTCTTGGGTCAGGTTGCCCTTTGCCACTTAAAAAAGACTGCATATTTCTTTGTCTTTGACTAGGCTCTGATAGGTTTACCTCAAACCTTTCCTGAGCCATGTCGTTAACTTCACCTATGAAGTCATCTACTTCTTCCTGTGTTCTATTCTGTACACGCCCTGATATATCACGCCCTAGATTACTAAGACCTGATGAAAAACGTCTTTGCATCACAGGAAAAAAGGAACGCCTTTGCTCTTCAGGGCTTTGCACGGCAGGTCTTGCAATATTATCAAACATTCCTGTCGTCATTCTTGAACCCATAAGCATACCACCATAACTCATCTTCATAGGCTCTTCTTCACTGGGGAGTTCTCTAGGCATCATTGATGCTATACCTGTGTTCTCTGTCATAGATGTCTTGGGAGCCATTTGCTGTGCCATCATAGAGGCTTTTTCCATAGGCATACCAGAGGATGCCACAACCTCCTCTTTAACTGTGGGTTGGTCTGCACCCTGACGTTTAGCCAAATCCTGAGACATAGTACGTCTTCTGTTTAACTCTGAAAGAACAAGGAACTGTGGAACATTGCCAGTTGGCATCTGCATTTCTCTTAAGAGTTGCTCCTGAGAGAAGTTCTTTAGTTGGTCTTGTACCTCTAAAACATCAAGCATTAGTAACCCAATCCTTTATATGCACCAAGAGCCGATATACCAGTTCCTATTATGTCTTTTAGTGGATTAGTGGCTTGATATTGCACAGCCGTTCTGGATGGCTGTATCGGTATACCTCTTAGAATAGAGGAAAATAGCCCTAGTTTCTCAGCAGGATAACCCTGTTGTCTTAGGAAATCCTGATATCCCATGTCTAGTGATGCCTGATCTCTAGCCATCTGTGCTTTACCTATTGATTCCATAAGTCTGGCTGCCTCAATATCACCTGCTCTAGCTCGTGTAGCCAAGCCTGCTAGTTGACCTGCAGCCCCTAAGCCAAGTCTCTGTGCATCCATTTCAGCACCTCTGTCAGCCTGAAATAAACCTGATGCCTTATCAAAGGCTTGTTGTCGTCCTCTTTCTTCAATGCCTGCTAATCTGTCTAGATACTTGCTTTGCTCTAAACCTCTTTGAACTCCCTCTCTTGATCCACCAAAGGCTCCTGCTGATATGGCCTGAGCTGCCCCTTTAGGTAGTTGTGCCAAATAATCCTCAGTTGCGCCTTGTTTCTGTCGTGCAATAACAGCATCCATATAGGGAGACATATACTTGTCTACTTCTTCACCTGTAAACTGGCGTGGCTGAAAGTCTAACGACTGCTCTACTCTACCCATAGCTTTGTCTAAACCAGGTAGACCTGCACCTACTAAGTCTCTTACCTGTTGCTCTGATGTTAGTAAGTCCTGTGATGGGTCAGCTAGTCTTTGACCACCATATGGCTCGTAATCTCTTTGTGATTCGGCTTCTGTTCTTTGTACAAGCCTTTCAAAGTAAGGTCTTATGAAATCAGGGAGGTTAGTTTGTACAACCTCTCTCTTTGTTTCTACTGGTGCTGATCCTTTACTACCCATTTAATTCCATCCTATACGCTATATAATCTGGTTTCCAACCATATTTGTTAAGCCATCTCTTCCATGCTCTTCTGCCATAACCCTCTAGGTGTAGACAATTATTATCTCTTGCAAACTTTTCTATGGTGCGTTGAGCCTCTGGCAACCATTCTTTCATTCGTGTTCCACCAATAAAATCCATAGCCAATGCTCTACGTTCTGGGTACTCAATTACACGAGTTGTTATAACAGCTATCATTTTCTTACCATCCATAACAACCCATAACTCATAAAAACCTTCACTAATATAATCGTAAACGTCTTTTACACTTAACTTACCTTTTGCCGTTTTGACAGCAGGTTCTAAAATCTTTACTACGTCATCCCAAACAATGTCTATGACTTGCTTAGGTACGGCACTAAACATCATACAGGTAACATCATTTCCTGTGGTACTTGCTCTGGTTGCTCCATCTTGCCTGTACGAAGCTGTCTTACTCGTGTCATCATGTCCTCTAGTTCTCTAGCTCCTGCATCAGATGAGCCATTGCCTATGCCACTAACCACATCAGCAGGAACGACAAACTCACCATCACTTAGCATGACATCCTGTTGTCCTTCGAGGGTAGCAGGAACCTTGTCATCCATACCATCACCTTCGCCTTCTATCATATTATCTTCTCTTGGCTGATCAAACTCACCATCGTTGACACGCTCTATAAGGTCTTCTAAAGCCTCTTCACCGTATTTGGCTACAAATACACCCAAAGCTATCTCAGGGCTGTCTGACAAGCCTTTTATGGCGTTTACAGCGTCATCTATGATCTTGTTTGCCTCCATATCACCTTCTACGGCCCCACCTTCTTGCATAAATCCCATTTTATTACGCACATCCTTGGGTAGATTTGGCAATCCTTTATTGCCTTCTGGTATAGGTTTTAACTCACCACCATTTGATAAAGCCATAATGCCACCACTATTCATAAATCTAGGATCATTTGGGTTCATCAAGCCAACACCAAAGTTAGGGGATACACCATAATCAAACTCACCATCAAAACCTGGTCGGTATCCCTTTGGTGGTCTTCGTGTAATACGGTCTGGAACGCCTGCCTGTCTGTTTTCAAACGGAACAGGAGCCACTGGTGGTAATGCAGGTGGTGGAACAGTGGCTTGCCCTAGAGCAGCCTGACCTAATACAGCAGGGTTTTTAAGCGTTTCTAATCCTGCCTTCATTGTGAAATCAGTAGCACCTGATGTACCTAATTCTCCTGCCTTAGCTAAAGACTCAATACCTGCCATCTTACCAATAGAACTTAGTGCCTGTCCTCCAAGGAAAGATGTCAACCCTGTTTCTATGCCTTTGCCTAAGTCACCTGTCTCTACAAATCTCCCTAATCCTGATCCTAACGCACCTGCACCCAATGCACCCATTGCACCTAATGCCCCTGTGCCACCTAAAGCTGAACCTGCTAATCCAAATAATAATGGGAGAACCATATAGTTATTCCTTATTCCATAACCTAATTAAATCTGTATAATATATCGTTTACCTATATACATCAAATAAAAATTTATAAAAGGAAATCATCATGAAGCAAACAAAGAAAGAAGAAATCATTGGCAAGGCACAAGAGATTGTAGGCAAGCGTGGCAATAGCTATGGTACGCCTTATCAAAACTTTAGCCGTATAGCAAAGCTATGGTCATGCCACCTTGAAAAAGACATATCTGTGTATGATGTTGGTGTCTTGTTTATGTTAGCCAAAATAGCTAGATCAAAGGAAGATATGCACCACGAAGACACTTGGATTGATATAGCGGGGTATGCAGGAGCTACAGCCGAAGCTATAGATGATTCTACCACTTAACCTTGTCAGCCCAATAGGCTGCTGACATCTTACCCTTGGCTATATTCTTAGCGTGTCTAGCCTTGAAACTCTTACGTTTCATCTTCATACGCCTTGATTCGCCTGCCTTTGGTTTGCCTGCTGTACCACTAACCGTACCCACTTTCTTGCCTTGCTGACCAAACCGTATGGTTTTAATCTTGTCACCCTCTTTAGCCACAACAATGTGTGACTTCTTTGGGTGGCTAGGTGTTCTCTTCGGCTTATTATATCCTGATACACCTGCTCTAGCTAATCGTGGGTCTTTTTTAGTCGTCATCTTCCTCTATCATCTCCAAGGCTTTTTCAGTGGTTTCCTTGTTACGTCTTGTCCATCCCTTACCAAATGTATCAAATGTTTTCAAAGATTCATAGAAGTCTTGTCGTATCTTGCCAAACTCCTCTATGACATACTGCGTATTCTGTGTGCCTATCAACGCCAATGTCTTTGGCCCTATAGCTCCGTCTTGTGCTGCACCACATATCTTTTGTATAGCCTTAGCTGACCTGCCAGTGCCGCTGTTCACAGCCCAGTCGAAAACGACCCAGTCAACGCCAGATTCTAAGTCATCACATTTACAGCGATCCCAGTAGTTTTTCTTGTATATAGGAGCAACATCCTCAACCGTGAGGTCTTTCATATCCTTTGTGCCACCCCATTCCTGATATACTTTCTTTGTGACCCCAAGGTTAGTTTCGCCCCCGGGATCGCTGGGATGATTCACATAGCCACCTTCGTGATGTAGTAACATTTTAAGGCATTCATCAAAATTATCTTTCATCGTTTTCCTCCTTTACATTTGATTTCTTACGAACAAAATTTATCCATTCCTTGTGCATATCATAAAAGTATTGACAGTATTTACAACGTAAACTTCCATCTACGTTCTCCATGTCATGACCACAAATTTCACAGCTAGTTGACGAGTTCTGATTCATTCAGTTCTTTGAAGAACTCTTTATCTTTGGGAAGAAATACTTCCACATAGCAATCACAGCTTGGGCAAGAAAGGTTCGTAACCATTGAGAAGTCATCACTATCCTCAACATCGTGATCACCACCCCATATTAGATCAGTGTCGCAATGCCAACATTTCATTTTGTTAATCCTTTCTGCTTTTCATATGTACGGAGTCCACCAATCCCAAGCATACCACCTAAAACTGTAAGCAATGTACTCATGTCAAACTCTGGTAGGTCTGGCACATCTACACCTGCAAAGGCACATACAAAGATAATTATGTCTTTTAAGAGAAAATGATATAGGAAGGCAATCGCACAGACCCAGCCAACAGCAGGTCGCCAACCACCCTTAAACAATGACCCTGACTGTGCTTCAGCCTTGTTAACCTCTATTTGAGAAAGATTCAATTCCTGAGCGTGTTTCTGGCTCATAGTGGCTATCTCGTGGGCGAGAGCTGCCTTTTGATCCTTATCTTCAATAAACTTATCTAGCAACCCTGTTACAGGTGCTATCAGACTTTGTATAACCATTATCTATATTTCCTTGTTTTCTTAGCTATACTCTTAGGCTGTTTAACAAACTGCTTGCCTGCCTTTGTACCCTTGCGTTTAGCTCGTGTTGTGGCTGCGTATTCCTGTGGAGATAGTGCCTTTATAGCTTTCTCAGGTAAATAGCGTTCACCTGTCTTACCACTAGGCTTACCACTCTTTGTACGCCATTTTTGTTTAGACCAGTTCTTAAGACTTTTTTGTGACTTTTTTAGTGGCATCTTTTCTAGGTCTTCCTCGTTTTGGTTTTGTGTTTGGCTCTGATGTCTTCTTTGGCTTTTTTTGCGATTTGGGCTTGCTTGTTTTTACCTGCAACTTTGGCTCTTTGTTCGAGGACGGTGAGGATTTGTATTTTCCTAGCAAACGGCTTATTAATACGCTTAACCTTACGAGCAGTTGCTTGGGCATCTGCCACAGTGGCAAATTTAATAGAGACTGTATCTTTGGGGTTTTCATCGGTATATAACCTCCTTCCAGAACCTTTCGGTTTCTTTCCTGTTCCTGTTTTAGGATCTTTTCTTTTTACCATAATCCTTAAACTTTTTGTTTTTTACTAAAGTTCCTAGAGACTTAGCTTGTTTAGCGTGTAACTTAGAGGCTTTTTTAAGACCTTTAATTACCTTCTTAACTCTTTTAACGTGCATTTTATTTGTAACCTCCACCTTTCTTCTTGTACTCAGATGCTAGTAACTGTGCCTTTCGTGCTGACCACTGACCTGGTTTGCCCCCCTTAGAACCTGCCTTGATCTTATTAAATAAGTTCTTTCTCATGGTAGGCTTGGTATAGTTACCTGCCTCATTTACACGAGATTTTGTCTTACCACCCTCTTTTAGCTTTATGGCTGACAAGGCTTTAGCCTGACCTGCGTGTGTTTTAGAGGCTTTCTTTAAACCTTTTATCACCTTCTTTACTGTTCTTTTTGTTTTAGGTGTTGCGTGTGGCATTACTTCTCTCCTTTGTCTGCTCTTTTTGCAAGCTGATTAAACCCTATGAAACTAGCCAAAATTCCCATGTTTGATAATACCCAAATTTCAGCGATTCCTGAGAGGTGTGAAATTCTATCAACAGGAATTAACGGTGTCATTAATACAACAATAAACACTGTTACAGTCAAAGCTGAAAACCAAACTAGATAACGCTGTTGATCTTCTTTCTTGTCTCTGTTCTCCAAAAGAACCATACGCTCTCGCATAGCCATCTCTTGATCTGTAACTACACCGTCACCGTTAGTGTCAGCTTTTTCCCACACGGAGCCTTTTTCTAGTTTCTTTTGTTTCATGTCTGTCTACCAAAAAACTGTGTCTGTTCCTTGTTGTCTTTATCAAAATAATACCAACAACAATTATCTTTACCAGTGTTTTTACTTCCTTTAATCCACTCCACTCTACCAACACTTACGATCTTTTTCAACATATCACGGTAATGTGTGCTTTGTTTGGTGTGCATCCAGTCGGCATCAAACAGCAACCATGTAGGTTTTATTGAGGTGCAGTGATAGATTACCCTGTGTAGTATCTCACGGCTCCACGGTGGATTTGTTATAATTACGTCTGATGCTTCTATGTCTTTGTGAAGAAGATTAAACACATTCTTTTCGTGTATACCATCATCCTTTGGCTCTATATCACAGGCATAGTTGCACCTAATATAGTCAATATCAAACAAGTTATTTGTAAGGTATTCTATATGACGTATCAGGGAGCCATCGCCTGCACATGGTTCAGCAAATGTCTTGATGTGACCAAGTATGTGAGGAATAAGAGGATGCACAGCCTCTAATGGAGTCGGATAATAGTCTTTCTCTACACGTTCAAAGTTACTTCTTTTGCCCATTTTATGGTAATGTTACGGTTACCGACCCTAGTCCTGTCGTTCCCAAACTGCCTCTTGGATGTGGTCTATCTACTCTACTTATTTTCACAAACCCATCGTGGTCAAACAATGACCCAACTTCTAGGTTATCGTCATGTGCCTGTAGATTAGTTAAGACTAGACCTGTGTTTCTGCCCTCTCCCCCTGCGTTTTGCTGTTCTGTGTATATCGCAAAGGCTCTTACTATCTGTGTTATGTAGTTTGCATCATACTCGTTTGGAGCAGATGGAAAGAACGGTATGGGTACTTTTGTGGACATTATCGCCTACCATCCTGCCTCAGATCAATTCTAGTGGTTCCTAAACGCCATGAAACGCCTGTTGCTGTACTTTCTAGCCTAAGAGCAAAAGAACGCCCTCTGAGGCGTATATCAGCCTTCTCAGTGAATAACTCTATAGGCGTACTTGCTGACTGTGTAACTGCACTTGTCTCTGTCTGATTGTATGTAGTCCCAGGGAACCGTCTTGCCTTTAACGTCAAGTTGACCTGTGGTGTTTCGTTTGTACTCTCTCTAAATGTTATGTCTGGTATAACTTTATTTGCAAAGAAGAACTTGTCTCCATCTCCTATGGTAACCTGACTTGATTCTATAAACGATGTAATTCCTGATGCAGGTGATTGCGATCCATCGTCTAAACCAAACTCCTGATAGTAAAGATAGTTATCTGTTGAGGCAGCTATGGGATACAACAAAACACCTCTGTCTACCCATGCTGTTCTTGCCAGAGTGCCATAATACCAAATGTTTTGTTCATAGTTATATACCACATACCTGTCATTAGCTGTGGCATCTGATGATGGGTAGAACCACCATACTTCAGAGTATGCACTATTCTGACCTGCTACAATCTTTGTATCTTGATCTCTGTTTAAATCACTAAACACAAAGTCTTGCACAGGACATACGAGCTTTTGTGTTCGACCATTATAAACATAGAACTCTCTGTATCCCATCCAGTATACAGACTCCTCTACAGCCACGGCAGCATTCTCAGATATTATCGTGGTGTTTCTACCAACCTCTGTAATACCAAAAGTAAACGGAGGGCCAATAAACTGTAATGCGTGTACCGATACATCTGTAATAACAAGTGTCTGTTGCTTTGTCTGCACGGCTGTAACAATCTCTGATCCTGTACCAATACGCAACTCACCTGCCGTGTTTGTTGGCAGTGCGTTCCATTCCGTAAGGCTTTCCTGTGAGGCAAATCTAATTAGCAATGGGTCTTGTGTGCCACTTGCTGTCTCACTATCACAACCAAAGGCTAGAACGTGTCTGTCTCTTTCAGAGACTATTACCTTCTTGGCTATTGTTGGTGCGTTGGTAGACCCTGCTAGTGTTGTAATCTCTACGGCTCTTGATGATGTACCACTTGATTTATCCCAATAATATATTGCACCATCTCTAACATTCATAACTAGGTCTTCGCCAAAGTTATCGTGTGACCAGTGACGCAACAAAGCTCCTGCTATGTTTGTAGTGGCAGGTACACCCCAACCCCCTGATGCCTCTGTGACTGTAGCATCATCAGCGTGAGTGGCTGCCGTTGTTCCAAACAATCCTCTAGTTAATCCTGTAAATGTAGTAGATGTTTTTCCTGTGTATTGAATTATCTCGCTGTCTATTAACAAGTATCCTGTTGTTTCAAAGTTAGCCGATGAATCTACTGTTACGCTAGTCGCTGAAGCTGTCATACCACTTCCATCGTTTACGGCTGTGGTTGCTGCTGATCCAGATATACCACCCCATATACCTGCACCCCAACCATTTCCGTAGGAGTTATCTTCTAGTCCTACATTTATCTGATACTCTCCCACTGTAGAGCTTCCACCATTCCCAGAATCTGACGCATTGGGCATCTCTGTTACGGTAGCATCATCGGCATGAGTAGCTGCACTAGTGCTTAATGCACCTCTAGTAAGACCTGTAAGAGTGTCTGACGTTTTGCCAGAGTAAGTGATTAACTCGTCATCTATCTTTATAGTTCCAGATGAAGCAAAAGAGCTAGTATCATCTACAGTTACAGAAGTAACAGATTCGTTTATACCATTTGTATCGTTAATAGCCGTTGTGTCTAACAAACTTATTACGTCAATAGCATATTGACTGCTACTTATTATGGATGTTATCTGATGTTCTTGGTTTAAAACACTTGCTGTTACATTAGCACCCAGTGTTCCTGCGTTTGTAAAAGTAACAAAGTCATTTAGGTTTGCCCCATGATCTGTGTCAGTCACAGTTATGGTAGAGCTTCCATTAGTTGCAGAGAATGTAACATCGCCACCACCTGTGGTAAGTCTTAGAGGTGTTATGTCATAGTAAGTACCACCTGCGTTGAGGTAATACTTCTGACTTGTGCCTATGCCTATAAAGTTTGTGTTATCTAATGCTGTCCATGTGTGCAAAGCACGACAAGTTCCTACAAACTGTGTATCTGAATACTTTGTCCAACCACCTATCTTCTCAGGCAAACCATTTCTAAAACGTACTTTGTCTCCATCAAACCAACCACCTTCGTTGGTGTATGATGTTGAATCTCTGTTTATTCCTGCTCTAAACTGTAATTTAGTTAAAGCCATAATATTCTCTTATGTTTTTATAATGTAGTTCAAGATTATTGTAGGCTGTACGTTGTTGTGTGCCGAACCACTACCTGTACTGCTTGTAGTTCCACTAATTGAAACAGTTAGAGTGCCACCATCGTGTCGCTGTCCACTACCGTCTACGTTTACGGAATTATTAGCAGCTCCTACAATCAAAGTTCTGGGGAAGGAAACAGTGTGTGAATCTGTATCACTAAAAGTGTGCGTGTGTGACGCTAACTGTGCTGTTGTCAATGTATGTGTTTCAGAACCTCCTGTGTCTCCCAATGTGTCACCATTAAGACCACCTGTTTGATCAGTAAGTCTATTGGCTGATGCACCCCCCATGTCATCTTGACCTGCAACAACTCTTCCTCGTAAATCTGGAAGATTAAATGTCGATGAACCATCACCTGATCCATATGTTGTGCTTATAGCAGAAAAGAGAGTTGCATAAGTAGTTCTTGATACAGCCGAACCATCACACAGTAAGAAACCTGTTGGAGCAGAAGTTCCTGCATACGGCATCAACGCACCAGATGGCACAATATTAGATTCGTAACTAAAGCTACCATCTCCATCAGAAACCACAGCCTGACCAGATGTGCCATTTCCTGATATATTTATTGCTGCTGCTCCGATAGAATTATCAGCCACAGCATCAGCACCAACGGCATCATCTGCTATTTTAGCAGCCGTTACTGCATCATCTGCTAGGGTTGCTGTCACTACACTTGCATCAGCAGTATTTGGCTTGATCTCTGTAACTGCTGCTCCTGATCCTGCACCATCTGCAAATATTATAGCTTGCTTTCCTGCTGCTACGCTTACGTTAGCTCCAGAGCCTTGTGTAAATGTAGCTATCTGACTTGTGCCATTTTGCACAAAGTATAACTTGTCTGCATCATTAGGACTTATTGTTATTGTGTTTTCTCCAGAGGGTGAGCCTCCTAAAACTAAAACTTTTGACATACCATCAGAAACTGAACCATCACTAGTCGTAAGAGTATGCGTTGTGCCTGAAAGGGTTATACTAACAACACCATTAGTTAGTTTGTCTATGATATCAAAGTTATTATTTGTGGTGGTTCCCCAAGCCCCTGCCTTTTCACCAAGACCTATCTTCTCTATACCACCATTGTCTGTATATGTACTTGGCATTGCTTCTCCTTAAATCTTATTTAACCTTTATAATCTATTGTATAACATCTGTCCATGTTTGAGATGCTCCAGTAGTTATCTCTGTCCATGTCTGTGACGCACCTGTTGTTATGTTTGTGTATGTGTTGTCTACGCCTGCCACTACTAATCCCCATACTGTTTCGTTTCCTACCTCACCTATGGCTGATAATCCTGTGATTGATACGTTGGCTGTTCCTGTAACACTAGCCAGTGAACCTAAAGCCATCGTAGCTGATAATCCTGTTACATCGGCAGCTCCTACTCCCTCTGTTGTAACAGAGCCTAGACCTACAGTGCCGTTAATACCAGATACTGGTACAAAAGCACCAGGAAGTTCTGCAATAGAGACTTCTGATATGGCATTAAAGCCAAGCATTAGTCAGCGTCCTTGATTGTCAGTGTGCCTTCCTTTACTTGCTTTAGTATTTCTGCATAGTGTCTGTTGTCAGGGTCGTTTGGTACAAACATTTCTGTGCCATCAATGATTGCTTTGATTACAGTTTTGTCTTCTTCTGTGTATTGTGCTGACGTAATATTAATTTGTTCCATTTATAACTCCGAATCAAATTGTATTTTTATTGAATCACCTGATGTGGCATAGGAAAAACACGCATCTCCAGTTGTTCCAGATATTGAATCGGTGTTTAATTGAGCAAATTTATTGTGAGCTGTTTTAAGACTCAGATCGCTTATAGAATCGTTTTGGGATCTTGAATAAATTCTAAGATTACCACTAGAAGTAAGGGTAGGTGTAGCCCTCATCAATTTTGGAAAGAAAAAAACAAGTCGTGCATTATCACTTTTATAATTAGCACCAATTGGCCCGTGAGTAGCTCCATCGTTTGCAGTATCCATTGCTAGATAGTAATACCTCTGACACTTCTCTAACGTCCTCTCAAAAGGCTCATGCTCAAATGTTGTTGGGTTCTGCCCTACTTCTAACTGAACTCCTGTAAGAAAGAATGTGTTATCTGTGCTTGAGAAGAAGGAAGATATACCTACGGCTCTATCATTGTCTGCTCTAGCAGACCATGTTTCACTTAGTGTGCCACTGGTATAAGTAGAACCTCCGTGAAGCCAAATCATCAGGTCTAAACTTGCTCCATTGTCATCATCAAATGCTCCTGTTGTATCAGCTGGAAATGTTAATTCTACTCTTGTCCAGTCTGTACCCACAGTAAAAGATTTACTAACTTGTCTAGTGTTGTCATTGTCCATAAGTTCAGCAACATATGTAGCACTTGCATTTCCTTTTACATAAAAAGACACAGCAAAAGGTTTTGCATCTGATGTCCCCTTTGCAAATCCTTGTAAGTTTTGACCTTCTATTTTTTGCTGTAATATCAAAACCTCTGTTGATGCAATAGATGTATCTGCTGTCGTGCAATCTAGTTTTAAACTATTTGCAAATCCACTAGGTGCAGAACTGTCTTGTGTCATGGTAAAACGACCTGCTGTACTACCACCTAATATAACTCTCCATCTATCACAAGTATAATAGCCACTAGAAGAAATGCCTGTTTCTGAGACACTTCTCTGTGCCACGTTCATTGCCCCATTAATTATGACATTTTTATTAGCCCCACCCCCACCAGCGTTGATGTTGCCTATAAGGTTTGCTAATTCTGCTGCTTTGCTCATGCTAAATCTCCATGCCATGTAACGTGATGTAATCCAACTGCCGCTGCATTATTTGTTGTAAACATTTCACAGTTGATAACTGAGGAAGACAATATGGCAACAGCTAAGTTTCTGTTAGATGGATTTGAACTACTGTTTCCCCCACTAGATGTAGGAGAATAAACACTGTTTGACATTGCGTTAGTCATGTTAATTTCTACTTCTTGGTCATCATCTGTGAGACTACTTACATTAAAACTATCATTAGCAACTGGTGGGTTATCATTTGTATCAAAGTTTACCCAACCTTTAGCTAACCCCTGTTGCAGATTAGTCGTGGTGCTATTCCCTTCGCCTGTCACAGCGATTGACCCTGCTGTGGTGACACCTGTTAATGTATTTATTTTAAGTGTTGATGCCATTATGCTAAGTCTCCTGCTATAATCACCATTGCGTAATCTGAGTCATTACCTGACGTAGCACTTGCGTGTGTGGCAAATATCTCAAAAGCACTAGTGGACATAGCACCGTTATAGTCACACCCTAAATTAGCAGTATCATTATAACCAGAACCATCCTTACTCATACCTGCTCCTGCGTAATCATTATTATTAAAATTATTAGAAAAAGCTAATTCGTAACGTCCTGTTCCATTATCAGTAGTTCCACTTAAATTAAAGCTATCTCTAACATTGTTATTTACCATATCTACATTAACCCAACATTTAGCTAACCCCTGTTGTAGGTTAGTAGTAGTCGTACCACCCTCTCCAACAATAGTGGTCTGTCCTGTGGAGTTCATGGTTAGCTTTGTAGCATTGGCTACCTTCAGCAATATCTGGTCATTAGTCGCAAGGTCAATACCAGTGTCATTATCTCCCCCTGCATTGACGATTGTATCTACTTTAATTTCACTTGCCATTATGCTAAATCTCCAAAATATGAAACATGAGACCTAGATAAATCGAAGCTTGTTCTTCCTCCTGATGTATTACTAACATAAAATGTTTGATGTTGGTCTCCTGTTGTTGTTTTATTATCAGCAGAGCTTGAATTAATATGATAGGTTCTAGCCATTCCAACTTCATTATAATTTACATTTGACATATTATTACTTAGCACAGTTATATAGTTACCTGTGGAGCTATCAGTAACACTAGACATATTAAAACTGTCATCTGCTGTATTTTGATTAAAACTTAACCAAGCTTTACACAACCCCTGCTGTAAGTTAGTAGTCGCAGATGTACCTTCACCCAAGACATTTATACTTCCACCTGTGGTGCTACCTTTTAAATTATCTACTCTAAGTTCACTTGTCATAATATTGTATAAAATCCATTAACTGTTAGCGTTGCTGATGCACCGACTGTAATAGGTCCTGCTGACAGTGCATTGGTTGTGCTACTGATTGTTATGTCAGCACTTATTGTCTGACCATTGGTTCGTATGATACTGTCGTTACCTAAGAAGGGATAGCGTGTGTCTGACTCTGACTTGGTGTAGCTGTTGGCTATGCTAAACGCATCATATACCACTATCTCCACAACATCGTTAACGGATGCACCTGTAACCAAAACCACTGTTGTGCCTGTTGTGGAGGTGTAATCTGTGGCAGGTTTGAGTAGTATACCATTCTGATAGACATCGACATACTCACCATCTGAATATGTGAGCGTATTGGA